TGGGTTGAAAGTATCGACTCACCTTGGAACCTTAATAACTGGGCTTTAGGTGCTGACAATGATTTGAGTTTAGAATTGGGTTATGAAACCTACATGGGATTGGATCTCAACTTTAATCGGACAGAGGCTTACCTTGTTACTGTTCAGATTGTTGGCGAAAAACTCGCAGTGTTCCTCACCCGATGGCAAAAAGACGGAGGACTAAATGACCGAGAATTGGCGGCTGACCTCGCTCATTTGGCTCGCACTTATTCGGTCAGGTCGTTAGCGTTTGACCCTAAGACTGCTGGCCACATTGCCCCACATTTGGCTAAAGTCGGAGTGCCAGTAGCCCCGACTGCTTGGGCATCCACAACCTTTTCCACATACTGTGATTTAACATTGTCGGCGATGAACCAGGCAGACCTAATTCACCCGAACCAAGAAACCCTGCACTCTCACCTGGTCGCTTGTGCTCGTAGGCCATCGAGCGATGGCGGTTGGCGGATTGCTCGTAAAGCAGCTGTGCAAGATATTGGGGCGGCTATTGCACTGGTGATGGCCGTAGGACTCGCCGCAACGCCTAAAGCCTCTGTGGGTATTTCTGTGGTATAGGGTTGTAGTATGATTTCGCCAGCGACTTACAACATCACTTGCTATCAGGGCGCAACCCTTGATAAGACTTTTACAGCTACTAATGACGGCACAGCAATTAACTGGACAGGTTACACAGCCAAATTGCAGGTACGCCAGTATGTGAATACCTCTGATACCGCTGTGCTGACTTTGACCACAGGTTCAGGGATTACCGCATTAACCAATGACGGCAAAGTAATTATCACTGCCACAGCTGCACAGACTGGTGCCATTGCACAGGGGAATTATGTTTATGATCTAGAACTGACCTCTGGTACTTATGTGGTGCGACTTGTTCAAGGGCGTTTCACAGTCGATGGTCAGGTGACATCATGACATTTCAAATTACTGTGGTGGATAACACTACCGAGTTAAGCATTACTGAAAGCCCGGTCATTATCTCGGAACAGGTTACAGGTATTCAGGGTCCAACTGGAGCGACTGGAGCAACTGGGGCAACAGGAGCAACTGGAGCGACAGGTGCTCAGGGCATTCAAGGTATTCAGGGTATTCAGGGCGTTAAAGGTGACACTGGAGCGACAGGTGCGACAGGTGCGACAGGTGCTAAAGGTGATACCGGAGCAACAGGTGCGACAGGTTCAACAATTCCAACTTATTGGTATTCACCAACTAGCAATGTAAGCGTAAATGGTGGAAGCAATCTAACTGCATTGACAGGTTATGATCCTTTTGGCCTTAGTAACGGAGTAACAGTCGGCAACAGCAAAACCTATTATGTTGAGTATTTGCTGACAGGTTCAGTGGCTCAAACATCAACAAGTCAAAGCTTACGTTTAACTATTGCTGGGGATGCTGTATCAAACTTTAATTTTATTACTCATCAATCAGGACTCATTGGAACAGACGCAAACGGAAACTGGTTAAGTACTAACCATTTTGGGGGATACATAAATGGCACAACTGCTAACTGGCAAATTGGCGGCACTATTGCTGGAACCAATACTGCTCATCAATTTCAGGTAAGAATCTCTGGCATTTTGCGTACAGCTGCAACTGGTTCTTATTTCCAACCGAAATTAAGTCTCAGTGCTGTTAGCAGTTCCAAAATGACAATCAACCGAGAGTCTTACGCAGCACTATTTGAGTTAGGTTCATCAAGCACAACATCTTTAGGAACTTGGGGCTAATGTCGGTTTGTCGTAGTGGTTGCCCAACACAAGATCATGAGTCTTATGGTGACTGTTTGCAAGATGCGAACATCAGCATCGATAAAACATCATTACAAGTTAAATAAAACGCCCAAACCCTTACAAATACACATAAATTATTTCTGTTTAGAACATGTGTTCGATAGTATGACAGTGTGGGGTTACTAAATGCGATGCGCTTATCTAACTCTGCTTTCGTCATGCCCGAAATAGAGGTCACAGCTGCCACAGCGGAAATGTATCCTGTTAATCCTATGAACCTTGGCTACCAGCCAGACCTAGGGTATTTGCAACCAGTCTCTCGTAGAGCGGCCATGACGGTTCCAGCAGTAGCCCGAGCCCGAAACATCATCGCAGGCACAATCGCATCGCTGGAAATGCAAACCTATTTGGAGTCCACTGAAGCGGAAATCCAGAACCGACCAATCATCAAACAGCCAGACCCCGGGTTATCTCGAAATACCACTGTTGTTTGGACTATCGATGATTTGCTGTTTTATGGTGTCGCTTACTGGCAAATACTCGCTGTCTCGCCAGAGGATGGTCGAGTGACGCAGGCTCGCCGTATAGATCCATTACGAGTGAACACTCGCACAGATGCCACTGGTCAAGTAATTTTGGCTTACACCATTGACGGTCAGCAAGTGCCAATGAAAGGTGTTTCATCACTGATTGTGTTTTGGGGTCCAGATGAGGGCATCCTTAATCGGGCATCCCGAACCATTAACGCCGCCATCGAACTTGAGGCCGCAGCTTTACGCATGGCGCAGGAGCCAGTGCCAGCAATGGTGCTCCGCAATGAGGGCATGAACTTACCAGCAGACCAGAAAGAAGCCCTTTTAACCGCTTTTAAGTCTGCTCGCCGTACTCGCTCAACAGCTTATGTTGAGGGTCCAATAAACCTTGAGGTTGTTGGTATGGACTCGGCACAGATGCAACTCACCGAGGCTAGGGCATACACCGCCAGCGAAATTGCTCGAGTTATGAACATCCCAGCCTGGTACATCAACGCAGAGTCAGCTTCCAGCACTTACAGCAATGTTTCAGCAGAACGCCGTAGCCTTTTAGATTTCTCACTACGCCCATACATCGACAGCCTAGAAAGTCGCTTAAGCATGGATGACATCACACCTCGAGGACAATATGTTGAGGTTGAGATGGATGATTTCTTGCGAGGCAACCCAACAGAACGAGTCGATGTAATCGTTAAACTCCTGGACTCTGGCATCATCAACATCGATGAGGCTCGGGCGATGGAGGACTTAGCACCAAGAGGAGGTGCCCCAACTGATGGATAAACCATTAAACTTAACCTTTGCTGCACACATCACTGGAGCCAACGAAGCAACCCGACAGATCTCTGGTATCGTTGTACCGTTCGGCAAGACTGGTAACACCAGTGCTGGACCCGTAATTTTTGAGGTCGGTTCTATTAGCAATCCAGACCCAAAGCCAGTCAAATTTTTATTACAACATGATGCGATGCGACCAATTGGCAAAGCAATCGAGTTTCAGGTAACCCCGGGGGGTATCACTGGAACGTTCAAAGTTTCCAACACAACAGCAGGCTCTGACGCTTTAGTCGAAGCAGCTGACGGTCTCCGAGATGGACTCAGTGTTGGTGCACAAATCGACAAATACACAATCAAAGATGGCGTAATGAGAGTTACAGCTGCCAAGATCGTAGAAGTGTCGTTAGTTCATGCCCCAGCATTTAGTGATGCTGTGGTTACAGATGTGGCTGCATCCGAAGCGGAGGCAGACCCAGACACAATCCAAGAGGAGGAACAAGTGTCAGAACAACCAATCGAAACACCAGAGGTTGAGGTTGAAGCCGCCGCTGCTCCAGTAGTACAGGCATCGAGCCCAATCCAGACCGCACCTCGCCTAAACATCACTGCTGCAGGCTACCTAGAAGCCAGCATCAAGCAGATGACAGGCGATGAGGATGCCCGAGCATACGTTCGAGCAGCCGATGACACCACCAGCACAAACACTGGTCTAACCTTGCCACAACACTTGCAGGAGTTTTACACAAACACCATCGCAGACCGCCCAGCAGTAGATGCTGTTAGCCGTCAAGCATTGGTATCAAGTGGCATGACCTTTACTATTCCTAAATTGGGAACCGCTCCAGTAGTGGATGTGGCTGCAGAAGGTTCAACCCCAACCGAGACAGGCATGACTAGCACCTACCTAACAGGTACTGTGCAGACCTTCCGAGGCTCTAACACCATAAGCTGGGAGCTCATCGACCGTTCGAGCCCCGAGTTTTATGCAGAATTGCTTAATCAGCTGTCAAATTCCTACGCTAAAGCGACCGATGCTGCAGTACTAACCGCTCTAGTATCAGGCACACAGGCTGCAACAACCGCTGCAACTGCAGCAGGTTTCATCTCATACGTTGGAACCGAGTCAGCTGCATGTTTCGCTGGTTCAAAGAAAAAGGCTCGCAACGTAGTTATCAACACCGACTGGTGGGGAACTCTACTAGGTGCAACTGACTCATCAGGCCGCCCACTGTTCACTGCATCAAACGCACAGAACAATCCAGGCGTTGTAAGTGGTCAGAGCATCGATGGAAACATCATGGGTCTAAATGTTTATGTAGACCCATATGTTTCAGTTAGCACCAAGATTGATGACTCAGCGTTCATCATTGCACCAGAAGCCATCACATGGTACGAAGCACCTACAACTCGCCTACAGGTTCAGAGCATCTCTAACGGCAAATTGCAGGTTGGCATCTACGGTTACGGCTGTGCACTACTTAAGGATGCAACGGGCGTTCGCCGTTTCAACTTAACCTAACCAGACTGGGGTAGCCCTGCCACTGCTGTTCCCAGGGCTACTCCTTCCACATGAGGACCTGTTATGAGCAAAATCGACATAGACGAGCTGCGTACAACGCTGGGCGTTGGAACGCTCTACCCTGACTCGACTTTGCAACAGGTTGCCGATGCTGCCGAAGAATTGATTGACGGCCTGCTTGACTACAATCGAGCCTCCATAGCATCAGCACAACTCTCAAACAATGTGGTCACATTTTGGACTGGTGACCGTCACTCGTTATCTTTAGG